TTCTGAGTCCGTTGCTGATAAAATCTTTGATGATGTTGCTGATGGTCTAGCTATCACTCAGCAGGAAAAGCTCGCTTCACTTGCAGAAAGTGTTGAGTTTGAAAGTGCAGATTCTTATCGTGAAAAGCTAATGACCCTTCGGGAATCTTATTTCCCACAAAATCGTCGGGTCCTAACTGCTCAGCTAGAAACCCTATCTGAAGGTATGGAAGTTCCCCAGGCTAGTAATTACTCAGCCTCAATGGAAGCCTATCTTCGGGCGGCTGCTGCTGTAGCAAATGTTTGAATTCAAGATTAAATCAAACCCAAACAAACACATTTAAGAGGTAAACGCAAATGTTCGTACAAGAACAACTGCAGGAAAAGTGGGCTCCCCTTCTGAATTATGATGGTCTTAACCCTATCAAAGATTCTTATCGTCGGGCTGTAACCGCTCAACTGCTAGAAAACCAAGAAAGCTTCCTACGGGACAATAACGCTTTCGAAAACGGTACTCTTCTAATGGAGAGTCCAACCAACTCCGCTAACGCTCCTGGTGCTTCAGGTGGTTTCACTGGTAGTGCTGCTGCTGGTGGTCCTGTTGCTGGTTTCGATCCTATCCTAATCAGCCTCATTCGTCGGGCAATGCCTAATCTGGTCGCTTATGACCTAGCTGGCGTTCAGCCTATGAATGGTCCTTCTGGTCTAATTTTCGCTCTCCGTAGCCGTTATACCAACCAGACTGGTCCTGAGACCTTCTTCAATGAAGTGGATTCTGCCTTCTCTGGTCAGAACAGTGGTTTCAACCTTGCTGGTTTCGGTTCTACCGCTGCTGGTATTGGTACCACTATTCAGCGTGGCACTAACCCTGGTCTACTCAACCCCACCGCAACTTCAACCGAAACCTACAACGTGGGTCAAGGTATGGTGACTGGTGATGCTGAGAACCTCGGTAATGGTGATACCAACCAATTCAATGAGATGTCATTCTCTATCGAAAAGGTTGTGGCTATCGCTAAGAGCCGTGCTCTGGCTGGTGAGTACAGTATGGAGCTAATGCAGGACCTTAAGGCTATCCATAATACCAGTGCTGAAGCTGAGCTTGCGAATATTCTCTCCACCGAGATTCTCTCTGAGATCAACCGTGAGATTATTCGTACCATCTATAAGGTAGCCGAACAGGGTGCTGTTAATAACGTTGCTACTCCTGGTGTATTCGACCTTGACATCGACTCAAATGGCCGTTGGTCCGTTGAGAAGTTCAAAGGCCTGATTTACCAGATTGAGCGTGATGCTAACGCTGTGGCCCAGCGTACTCGTCGCGGGAAGGGCAACGTGATTATGTGCTCTGCTGATGTGGCTTCTGCTCTAACAATGGCTGGTGTACTCGATTATACCCCTGCTCTCAATGCTAACCTGAACGTAGACGATACTGGCAACCTGTTTGCTGGTACTCTAATGGGTAAGTATCGTGTGTATGTTGACAGCTATGCTGCTAACGTAAGCAACGATCACTATTATGTGGTGGGTTATAAGGGAACCTCTCCTATGGATGCTGGTCTCTTCTACTGCCCCTACATCCCTCTGCAGATGGTGCGTGCTGTTGATCCTAAGATGTTCCATCAGCGTATTGGCTTCAAGACCCGCTATTCTATGGTCTCCAATCCTTTCGCTGAAGGTCTAGAGCAAGGTCTAGGTCGTCTACAGATCAACTCCAACCGCTACTATCGTCGGGTGGCTGTTAAGAATCTTCTCTGATCTATTCATAAGATTCATTATCAAGGGAGGCAGAAATGCCTCCTTTTTTATTACCTATAAATAATACAACAAACTCTCAAAATAATGCCTGAAACAGATTATACCGTATCAAATCGGCAGATTGAGAATAGAAATTATTCATACCCCACAAAGTATAAGTTTACGATTGCCAGGGCGCCTAAGGCAGTATTCTTTGCTAATTCAGCCTCAATTCCGGGTCTAGATTTGACTATTGGATCCCAACCAACTGGGCTTGGTAGAGACATTCCCCTTCCTGGCAATAAGTTAAGGATGGAATCTTTTGACATAAGATTTATTGTCGATGAGGATCTTACAAACTATGCAGAAATCAATAAGTGGCTGAGAGGATTAGGGTTCCCAGAAAGCCTCCAACAAATTTACGATCTGCAAAAGGATAATAACAGATACACCAGCATCAATTCCCAGATGAACATTTTTTCTGACGGGACTTTACAGGTTCTCAATTCTAATGATAAACCAACAATTCAAGTCAAATACTATGACTTATTTCCATTCAGTCTGACTTCCCTTGTCTTTGATGCGACCATTGCAAAACCCGATCCCTTCTTGGCAACCGTAAAATTCCATTATACATACTTTGACCTTTTAGATAAGAACGGGAATCCTTTGTGAAGCATAGTGAAATTGAACAGATGTGGAGAGAAGATGCCGTTATTGATCCTGATAACCTGCATCAAGAGGCCATTAAGATACCCCAGCTCCACGGTAAGTATCATCAATTATTAAACGAAACATTCATCCTTAAGAAAAGAAAAGAAGTCGAGTACAAGAATACCTACAAGGAAAAGTGGCTTTATTATTCGGGGAAAGCAGATCCTGAGGTGTATCGTGAAAAGCCTTTTCCTCATAAGATTATGAAATCTGATGTTGGAATCTATCTTGATGCAGATGAGGATCTAACATCTCTTAAAAATATGTTAGACTATTATTCCCATCTAACAAAATACCTAGAAGACATTATCAAGCAGATTCATAATCGAACATTCCAAGTAAGAGACAGTATAGAATTTAGTAAATTTGTTGCAGGACAATAATGGCAGATGTTATCATTCAAAAGAAGAATGAAGTGTTCATCAGGCTCATCTGTGAGCCACACATTCTTTATGAACTAGCACCCTATTTCACCTTTGATGTTCCAGGGGCAAAGTTCTCTCCTGCTTTTAAGCGGGGTGGATGGAATGGGAAAATGTCAATGCTCTCAACCGCTACTGGTGAGATTTATTGTGGACTAATAGATCGAGTTGTTGCTAAACTAAAGGCTCACGGCTTTACTTATGAGTTCAAGGACAATACTCATTATGGTCTACCTTTTGAGATCAATGAGGAAATCACCAAAGAAGGTGTTTCTGGATTTATGAATGTCCTAGGTCGAAAGGCTAGCCTAGTTCCTGATGACTACCAGATTAATGCTGTTTATGAATGTCTGTATTATAATAGAAAAACAATCGTATCACCAACATCATCGGGTAAGACTTTTCAGATTTATTCGATCGTAAGATACTACCTTGCAAAGGAACTTAAGATTCTTATTATCTTTCCTACAACATCTCTTATCCATCAGACCTTTAAAGAGTTTGAGTATTATGGTCTAGATTCTAATAATCGTTGTCACATGATCTATCAAGGTCAATACAAAAAGTCAGACCTTCCAGTTCATTTATCAACATTCCAATCCATTTTTAAGATGGATAAGTCATTCTTTAATCAGTATGATGTGATTATCGCTGATGAGTGCCATCGCTGTACGGCAAAGAGTCTGATTGACATTATGAAAAAATGCCCTGATGCAAAGTATCGGTTTGGGTTTACTGGTACTCTAACAAACAACGATGATTCAAAGGCCCCCAATGAGTTAACTATTTCTGGATTATTCGGACCATCATACAAAACTATTAGTACCAAGGAACTTATTGAACGTGGTAGGGTCTCAAAACTCAACATTCAATGTGTTCTACTTAAGCATCCAAATCAAAAGTTTGCTCGTTATGAAGATGAGATTCAATACCTTATTGGAAATGAAAAGCGTAATCAATTCATTTGTAAGCTAGCCTCAAAACTTTCAAACAATACGTTAATGACTTACTCTAGGGTAGAAACCCACGGGGAAATTCTTTATCAGATGATGCAAGACTATCCTCATAAGAAAGTATTTTTCTTGCACGGAGGAGTTGATGTTGAGATTAGGGAAGAAGTTCGCCAAATTTGTGAAAAAGAAACCAATGCTGTTATCATTGCTTCTTATGGTATCTTTAGCACAGGTGTAAACATTAAGAACCTCCATAACATCATTTTAGCCGCATCAACTAAAGGTAAGATTCGTGTTCTTCAAACTATTGGCCGTGGGCTAAGAAAAAACGATAATAAAGAGTCAGCTATCCTTTATGACATTGCTGATGATTGTGGAGGTAATTATACTCTTAAGCATTTCTTAGAGAGAGTAAAAATTTATAACGAAGAAGAATTTGATTATGAGATTAAGACAATAAATCTAGATGATTGTTGAGAAGGACAAACTCTTTCGCCTTGATGTAATCCTTTAAGTATTGCGGGCAGTTTGGATTCCTTTCTACGCCTGGTCTAACAAGCCAGTATGTATGGGTATCACTGTCGTAAACATAAGTCGTTCCATCATCCACCAGCTTTTCGAGTAGATGGACCGGGCAGTTTGGGTTTCTTGCTACTTTAAGGCGAACATACCTATCCTTATCATCAGCTAGCTTTTCAAGTAAATGGACAGGGCAGTTTGGGTTTTTTGCTGCCAAAACGTGAGCGTGATAACTTTCAGAGTTGACTAACTCTTCAAAATTCATTTCCATAACATTCAATAAAGTTTTTTGCGATAACGTAATCTTTCAAGTATTGAGGGCAGATTGGATTTATTGTTACACCATAGCGAACATAACCCTTTTCATCATCTACCAGCTTTTCGAGTAAATGAACAAAGCAATTAGGATTTCTTGCAACTTTATAGCGAATACCCGGCTCGTAATCATCAGCCAGCTTTTCGAGTAGATAAAGAGGACAAATTGGGCTTTTTGCTGCCAGAACGCGATCATCCCAATCTAAAGAATTAGCTAACTCTTCAAAATTCAATTCCATAATAATTAATAAATCCTTTTAGTTTGGTGTAA